CCCATTGGCTCAGCAAGTTACTAAGTGTGATGGTGCATTTAGTTTCGAGATTATCCCGATGACCGAAGAGGCTTACGAAGACAGATATAATACAAAGCCGGATGGGACGAACGGTTCAAACCTCGGTGACTATAGTTGGTCATTCCAACAAGGCAATCAAAAGATCATTCTCGTTTGCGAGATGTACGTTAAGAAGACCGCACCTAAGTCATTAGTATATTTAGCAAACAATGTGACGATGTTAGAAACAGATTACAACAAAGCGGTTAAGGAATGGTCGACGGCAAGGATTGAGCAACCACCAAAGATTGTTAAGAAACGTAGAGCTCCTATGACGACTATTTGTCGTTATGAGTTTACGCATAACAAGATCATGGATTACTCCGAGACAACATGGCGCAATCTCCCGCATGTATTTGTAGACGGCAATTCAATGATGTTGAGATTGGGCGGTCATTCATCAGATATGATTCAATACACACGCTCATATTTCTATCATGCAACCGGTGCTCAAGTGCTTAAAAACATTGCAGGGCAGACGTTAGCTAATGAGTTAGAAGGGTTGGTACAAAGTAAGTTTATTGCTCCATTAGAAGGCATCCCTGAGCAATATATAGACGCTTATACAAATATTCAGAAACCATCAAATCTTATATACCGTGCATTTATGGAAGACGGCACAACACAAATACCGCCCCCTGTCCCAGTTGATAGACCAGGAATGCCGCAAGAAGTCTTGGCAACGTTTATGCAATCCGATCAAACGATTCAAAACATCTTAGGCGCATTTAATACGCAATTAGGCGTTAATAACAATGATATAAGCGGTGCTGCAATTGTAGAGGCTATGACGCAATCAAATGGTAGCGGTATGCCATATATTGTTAATTTTATGTTGGCATGGAATCAGGTTGCAGAGATTTATCTTGATCTATTCCCTAAGATTTATATGACACCAAGAACATTGCCGATAATGGATAATATGAGAAATCCTCAGATTGTGCCTATCAATGGTTTTGGTGGACAAGGTATTAGCACGCAGTACTCGCCTAATGCTTTAAATGTAGAGGTTGAAGCAGGCATGAACTTTGAAGTGCAAAAGAACAGATCGGTAATGCAAATGCAGGCATTAGCAACTGCATTCCCTGCATTAGCAGAGTTGATTAACACTAAAGGCTTACCAATATTATTAGACAACTTAGACTTTCGTGGTGTTGATACATTGAAGCAATTAGCTACAGAAATGTTGCAAGAGCAGGCGCAGCAGAAACAGCAAGGACAGCAACAACCTAATCCATTGACGTTAAAAATGCAGGATTTAGCAATGCGTAATCAACACAAGATGGCGGATTTACAATTAGATGCTCAGAAGTTAAAACAAGATCAAATCAAAATGACGATGGACTATCAGGGTCAACAACAAGAGCAGCAAATAGAAATGGCGCGCATTAAAGCCGATCTATTAATGAATCAGCAAGACGTAGCTAGTGATCATTTAGACAGAGCGCATGACATGTTGAAGCATGGATTAGATCATCGTAAAGATACTGTACACAAGATGGCAGATCATGAACATGCGATGAACTTAGCAGAGCATAGCGCGCAGGCTAAGAGAGAGATGACACCGAAGGTTAAGGAAGAAGAGAGAGCGCAAGGGGAGAATGTATGAGTGATACCTTTTACGCTAATATAGATTTTAAGGGCACAGGTTATATATATGATATGACTTGGGATAAACAAACATTGCCATTTACGCCAGACATCCCAAAGGTAGATATATGCCCATACTGCAAGCAGAAGAAAAAGAAAAAGCGTATTAATCAGCATGAGTGCGATTGATGCTTAAGTTTGTTGAGCTACGCGAAAAGATTCTTAAAGCCTTGGAAGAAAAGAAAAAACACTTGCTAGACGAAGATGGGTTTTTACTCATTGAAGGATTTGTTTATTATCGCATTATGCAAGAGATTCCATTCGACACAAATACGTCTACCAAAGCTTTACCAATGGTTGTATTAATTGGCTCAAAGACGGGGAGAGTTTATACGTTTTCTTTGCAAGATATTCTGCCCGAGCTCTGCAATTAGTTAGCATCTAAAGATATCAACTCCGACATGGCATCTATAGATGTCATATCCCCTGTAAACGTCCCACAAACGTCACATGTATACATTTCTTCATTTTCTATACACGCCTAAACACTCATGTATAAAAAACACTTAAATCTATACATTCAATCTTTCTTATTTCCAGTAATTAAAAATACTGGAAATAACTTGCCGGTTAGTATTATGATGCGGCTATAAGCGACTGGCGCTATATCCAGGTCAAAAGTTACTTCACCGAAGGTTAACGGTCACTACGGGCGGTGTCTCACTCGGCAATCACCGTGACGGGGTTAACAGTCAACAAAGGGTTTTTATTGATGAATGAATCGAATCAAGGAGAGGTAGCACCTCAACCACAAGTTCAAGCTCAACAACCAGCTCCGATTGCTCCACATGGAACATCCGAAAACATGGTGCCGCAGCATCGTGTTAATGAGCTGATTAGCGATGCTTTAAGGCGTGGACATGAAAAGGCTATGCGTGAGTCAACAGCTCAAGCACAACCGCAACAAGCCCAAATGGGACATGACGACGTTCGTCGCATGGCTCAAGAGGAGTTTGGGAAGGCTCAACAAGCTTTGCTTGAAAAGATGGAGCAGCAACGACGAGAAACTGAAGCGTCGGCTGTTCTCCAAAACGTTAAGTCAAAGATTGATGAGGCATCTAAAAGCGGTAAGTACCCTGATTATGACGAAAAGGTTGCGTCTCTTGGATTAGATAAGATGCCAGCTTTATTGTGGCACGTTAATACGGTTGATAACCCAGGCGATGTACTTTATGACTTGGCAGAGAATAAGGGAAAAATAGCAATGCTTAACGGCTTGCCCCCTCATTTAATACCAGGAGAGATTAAAAAACTCTCAGATTCGATCAAAGCGAATCAGTCAGCAGATACGGCCAAGTTATCGCCCGAACCATTCAGCAGTTTGAAACCCTCAGCAGGTGTGGGCATTGACAAGCGGCCTTCGGACAAGACAGCGTCCGACTGGTCTAAGCACTACAAAGGTAGGTTTTAGCACTAGAAAACCCTTGTCAATCGATTTAACGATTATGAGGGTTTTTCAATGGCAAATATTTTACAAGCGGTACAAACTTATCAATCTTCTGGTCTTGGAATTTTACAAAACTTGTTTTGCTTTCTTAGCACTGCAAACAAGAAATTCAAGGACTTCAACACTTTAACCCGTAACTTAGGCGATACAGTAGGTTTCGACTTACCCCCTCGTATGGTTGCAAATCTTGGCTCATTAGTTGTGCCATCGTTTGAAGGCGTGCAACAACGTGTTGCTACTTTGACCGTTGGTGGCGCTGATGCGTTCGGAACTGTTCAGGCTGCAACTGTACCTTTTGCATTCTCTGCACAAGAGTTGATCTTCAATATCGATAACAATGATTATCGCGAGAAGTTAGAACTTTCAGCTATTACGGAGCTTGGTAACGTTATCGAAGGCAACGTGGCTAAAACCATTTTGACCGCTCCTTATCGTTTCTTTGGTGACGGTGTAACTGCAATTAATTCATATGGTCAGTTAGCGCAGGCTATGGCTCAGTTTCGTAACTTCGGCTCTGCTAACTACATGTATCGTGGTTACTTATCCGATTTAGCAGTGCCTAGTATTATCAACAGTGGTTTAAACCAGTTTGCAATGGCTCGTAATAACGAAATTGCTAATAGCTGGCAGGTTGGTAGCTTCGACAATACCGACTGGTATCGGTCAAACTTGTTACCTATCCAAAATGCTGGAACTGTAGGTAACTCTGCACAGGTTCTAACGGTCGTAAGCATTGACCCAACAGGTACATTATTAACCTGTTCTGGCGCTACTCCTGCCGATGCTAACGCTATTAAAGCTAATGACTTGTTACAGTTTAGTGATGGCGTAGCTGGTCAGCCAAATATGCGTTACTTGACATTTACTGGTCACCAGGTATCTGGCTCACCAGTTCAAATCAGGGCAACTACCGACGTAGCGGCAAGTGGTGGTGGTATTGTTGTTATCCCGATTGACCCACCTTTGATCAGCACCGTTGGAAACGTCAACCAGAATATTAATAATCCTATTGCTTCAGGTATGCAGTTGACAGCATTACCAAGTCACAAAGCTGGAATGATTATCTCTGGCGATGCGTTCTTCTTGGGTATGCCTCAGCTTCCAGATCAAGAACCTTTCCCAACTGCTAACAAAGCAGATAGTGATAGTGGAGCAGCTATTCGTTTCACTTACGGTTCGACCTTTGGACAAAATCAGACTGGGTTTATTTACGATGCAATTTGGGGATGCCGAATCATTCCTGAGTACGCTATGCGTGTTGCATTCCCATTGACTCAGTAATTGGGAGAATTAATTTGCTAGCTGGCACATTGATTACTAAAGCTTATTACCTCTCAGGTATCGTACCGCGCAACTTTGAAACAGTTAGCAAGGACGAACTAGCGGACGGTGTTAACTTACTTAACGATGTGCTATCTGAGATTAATACGACCGGCTCTTATATTCCTTACTTTTCCTACCCGCAGATTTCTTGCGTGGTAGGACAAGAGGAATATTTCATAGAAAACGCGGTAGATATATTTACAGCGACGTTCAATATTGGCCCAGTTCGTTATGAGATGTATCAAGACACCTTGAGACATTATTACGGCTCGCCACGTGTAGATAATGTAAATGCGTTACCGTTTAATTGGTTTTGGGAGCGTGTTAACGGCGGTATAAAAGTATCGGTTTACTTTAAGCCACAAGATACTTATGTAATGAAGTTCAAATGTAAGGTTGGATTAAGCAACGTTACGTCTAATACAGAATTAAGCGACACATTCGACGATTACTATCAGCTATTCTTAAAATACAAGCTCGTTGATTATATTTGTGATTTTTATAATGTTAGCAATCCACCAAAGATAGAAGTCAAACTTAAAAAGTTTGAAAATATCTTTACAGATTTAAACGCATACGATTTTTCAATTAAAAAGGTTGTCACTAGCTCACAAACCAGTTCATTAACTTATGCCCAAGTAAATCTTGGTAAAGGGTGGACTGCGCCATGATGCAACCTAACAGCACTAGCCCAGAAAGGAGCAGTCAGCAGCCACAAACGCCAGGCCAAAAGGCAATGCAGTTTCGTGGGTCAGTTGTTATACCTCTGGATATTGTTGGCGGTACATCTTTTGGCAGATATCCAAAAATATCTAATGAATCAACATATAACATGATTGTTTCTGATAATGCTTTAGTGCCTTTTGCAGGCTATGAATTTGTTGTAGAGATTGCAAACGGCAGTCAAGCAAGAGCTGTTT